GCCGTCAATTCAGCGTGTGCTTTTTGTAACGCTTGATATTTTTCATGAAGTATATGATACTCATGATTCAATCGTGCTATTTCTTGATCACGTGACGCAACATCATTTTGTAATGCTTTAAGAATATCGACAACCTGTTTATTATTCAACGTAACCGGTGGTTGACCATCTTGTTGTAAAACGATATTACCACCCCCTCCGGCCGCCGCCGCATCTTGCGCCATTTTCGCGCGTTCTTTCTCTAGCTGTAAAGTTTGCGCGATTACGTCCGGCTTCATTTCAGGGCGACCGGGTTCATAGGTCGCCAATAAACCTTCTAATTCATTCATATAAAACCGACGAAGTTCGCTGTCTTTGATAAAATCCATCACCTTCTTCGGTGAATCTCTCACTACATCCGGATTGGCATTTACAAGCAGCTTACGTTTATCAAATGTATTATGTTCATGCGAAAATACGAGAATCACCTTCATCGGGTCAAGTTGGACGAATGGAACCGTATAATCTTTCAAGAATGCTCGTTCTTCAGCCAAACAAGCGTCATCATTATACCGGTTGTTCTTTATCAGCTTTCGCTTAAATGCGAATGTTCCTGCGGTGGCATGATTTGGTCCATACGGTCCAAACCGCTTCATCTGTTTAATATGTTTGAAATAAATGTAAATCTCGCTTGATCCAGCACATAATGCGTCGGGATGAGATACCAACATTTCAACCGCGTGAGATACGCGTTTTGGAGGATAATAATCATCATCATCCATATAGACCAATATTTCACCACGGGATTTCTCGTGAAGCAAATTACGCTTTCGCCCCAACGTCATTTTGGTATCGTATTTAAAATACTTAACTCGAGGGTGTGATGCTACGAGGTCTTCGATTGGATCAGTCCCATCATCAATAATAATCCATTCCATGCGATCTTGTGGATAATCCTGTGCGTTAAAACACGCAATCATCGCGTGAATAAATGGTCGGCGATTAAATGTGGGCGTGCAGACACTCACGAATGGATATTTTTTAAAATATTCTGGGCTTGATTTTTCGATAACGGTTGCCGATGCTGCTCCTGCTGCTCCTGCTGCTCCTGCTGCTGACGCCGCCGCTTTATTCTTTCCGCCCATATCGTATAAATTTGAATATAATACTTCTTATACGATATTATTTATGTTGTTTATTCGCTTCACTATCCTCCCCAATTCTTAATAGAGTTAATAAAATTCATGATTCCTTGCCAGTAATGTGTAAGATACAAGACAAGTAACATTAGAATCACGACCGCCGCAACATTAATATCCAAATACTCGAACGCATAAAACATTAATGTGAGGTTAAAGAAGAAGAATATAATAGGCACATAACGAGAGTATAATTCGCGATATTGATCCCAATGAAGAAGAGGGTATATAAATAATGTCCCGATGAACTGGACCATTTGAACAAAATACGATACTACCGGAATTATGCCTAGACCAAAACCGGTAAATATGGACCATAATGAACCGCCAATAAACTCCTTACGATTATCTGTCGGATTCAGAATCATACCGATCACCGTGGTGAAAAATGGCCCACCCACCAACATAAAGCCAACTAGAAGTAAAAATACAAACGGAATAAGAATAATGATTAATGGCGATATAGTGTCGTGTAATTCAACCGGAATCGCGTTTGACATACGTGTAATTTGCTCAAATATATAGGACAACATAGCGCGGTCCGATGAAAATGAAAATATAAATGCGTTATTGACCCATTGCTTAAAGCGCGCTTTAATAAATTCCCAATTCAAAAGGTTTACTTTTGTTACGCCCTCTTTAACGCTGTCATTCACCAGATCTAACTCTTCTTTTGTTAAACAGAACCATTTGAACACATAGGTATCAAGAAGAATCGCGGCTTTCAAGTATATTTTTTTAGATGTTTCGATCTTTGGATCATCCGCAATACCTCCAAACTTATCATCACAGTCGGCGTCGCAACTCGTGTATTCATTCGTATAACAATAGGGCCATTCGTGGCGGTCAGTCGGAAATAGTTTATTCAAGTTAAGGCTATTATTTTTGATACTTTCGGGTGCTGAAAAAAACATGATATTCACACATATCACCGAAATAATGACCGTTTCAATAAATAGCGTTAAAACGCTAAGTCCAAACTCTTTAAGTGCGTCGATATCAAATATGGATTTTGGTTTCACTTCCTGCGTCGCATCATCCTTTTTTTTGATTTCTTCGTCGCCGCCGCCGCCAAACATCCCTCCTACTTTGCTAAACGTTCCTTTTTTGCCGTCTTCTGCTTCATTATCAGCTTCGACGTCATCGGGTCGTTGTTCTTCTTCGTCGTCCGCCATTTTTTGATAAGTTATATATACCATAGATTATTATAACGTGGTTGAAACATGTAAGAAATACCGCGAAATCATCGCGCATACATGAGTCCACAATTTCCTGATACAAATGTAAGGACATTATACCGCTCTTCCAGTATATGAAGGTCATAATTATACAAGTAAATGTTCACATTCGGTTTGTTCATTCCGATAATCTCTCGAGTATTCGGATTACAAATCACTTTCACTTCCGCAGCCGAGTCCAACGGAGGATAGATCGTTGTGAGTTCTAGTTCGATCTGATTGAACTTACTCATATTGATCGCGCCGCTTGGTTGTAGGTCAAACGGGTCCGAATTCAGACAGAAATTGTAACAGTAGATTCCCGGTTTTGCGCTTCCACGGGTGCGCGTGTATTTTTCCACATAATTATACACACCTGCGTCAAGTAAATTCTCTCGATACTTACCGTTCAACGAAATCCCCAACATTTGTAAAATATCGCGTTCATTTTCTGACTGAAAGTCGCCGGTAATATGGAGTCCGGTAAGTCGTTTATCACGAGGATTAATACCTGGCCCTATCCCGTTCTTTGGACCGTTTTTATCGAAAAAGTAGCGGTCATTCGCAAACGCCGGATTCAGATTTGTAAGCAGGTCAGTCGTTTGACGGATGTCTTCAGTAAACGCAGTCGGTCGCCAGTCATCGTCGATTGGTGCGGGAATAATATCATACGGGAGGTAGTTATACGGCCAATTGGTATAATTGCTCCATTCATTCCGGAGATTCACGTCGCTACGTTGAAAAAACATCGTCCATGATGCCACCATCCCCATCGAATTTTCGATCTTGATTTTCTTATTCCCAGTTACATCGTTGAACACCCAATCATAATATGACTTGATCAGGTATTTCTGCTGGTTTGCGGCGAAGACTTTCGATTCTTCATCCGAGAGAAAGCAATACGTCGCCATCAAATGAACGTCAGCGTTCCAGTCTGTGCGAAGACTTGGGTATGAATTCAGCGATAAATCAATACTGGGTGGTGGGTATAAAAATCGCCACATCTGGTGAAGTGGATTCGTAAAATCGGGTTGAATCACCGGCCAGAAATTATCGGGATCACCTACATCGCGAATCGTGAATAACTCCTTCACAGGTCGCAGCGTTACATCGATCTGGAGCTGATTATACTGAAGACACACAAGTGGAAACGCCATCTTCGACGAAAGTGTAAACCACGCGTTAATCGGGATGTATATTTTACGCCCACGAATCGACGGTTCTGCGCCAGCGACGTTTGACGTGCGATAGGCGTTCGGATATTGATTCAGGCGAGCTCCAGAACAACCTGGATTGTATAATTCCGGAACATGACCCGTCATTTGATTGTATAACTCCCGCTTTGTAGCGTCGAGGTCGCGTTCCAAGATCGCCATCAGATTATTGCCGGTGAAACGCTGAAGTGTCATTCCACCAACCGAAATCACGATCTCCTTCACCATTTGTGTGCCGATATTTTCAATCCAACGAAACTCATATGGTGCCCACATATCCTGCAGACGCGCCGGTGGATGAATCGGACTCCAAATCGACGGCAGCGTTACACATATATACGTATCCATCAATAATTCCGCATATCTGGGTATATAAAAGGTGAATTTGGACTCTTCGGTCATACGTAACTTCTTCTGACCGTCGAAATCAACTCTAAACTTTTGAAGACCAAAATTCGTATATTTAAGATATGTGCTTTTAAAAAACGACTTTTTGGGGTTACCGTTGAGAATAACGTTCTGATTGCCTGTAGCGACCAAATTCAATAAACCACCAGTCATTTAGTATGTTATTTATTATGTTATAATAACTTTATATAAAAATCTTATTCTAATATTTTATTATATATAGTAAGAGGAATGAAAGAGAATCAAGTAGAATTCGTATTCATAGGTATTATAATTATCGTTTTCGCAACATGGAAGATATCAGAAATGATTAAAACAAGGTGCTATGAAACGAAAGCTCTCGGAAAAGGAGGGGTAGCATCATCAGCCGCGCCATATCGCGAAGGGTTCGGTCTACATGACGATGATCTCATGAATAAAATCGCGAATTTAATCAAAACGCCCCAAACGCCGATATTATCCACAGAGAATTTTACTGTTGACACACCCGAGCATGAAATGACCGTTCATCAGCGTAAAAAGGCGGCCATGTCAATCGACACAAATACAGGTGGTAACGCGTCGTCATCGTCGTCGTCGCCTCCCCCGCCACCAGTCAACGCGCCTACCACTGATAAACCAATCAACGCGATAAAAGAAGGCCTCGAAAATCCGGATGAAAATACGAAGGCATCCATCGAAAAAAATATTACATCGATAAATCCACAAGACAATCAAAGTAAGTTCAAGTTACGGGATTATTATATCAAAGCCGCATACAACGCATTCAATCCTGACAAATTCAAGAACTCTACTGTAAGTATGGATGCGCTTCTTTACGTGATCGCGCGCGGTTGTCGGTTTATTGACTTCGAGGTGTTTTCAGTTGATAATCAGCCAGTTATTGCGTCTTCATCGGTGAATTCATACAATTACAAAGAGACATACAATCATATTCCTGTGAGCGAGGCATTTGAAGTCTTAGGAAGCTACGTTTTTTCTGGATCAAAATGCCCGAATCCAGGTGACCCCTTTATTATTCATATGCGTATCATGTCTCGTAACGTTACGATGTATGACAACCTCGCGAAAATAATCTCTCAAAGTAAGACTGTTGCGCGGAATTTATTAGGTCCGAAATATGGTCGCGAATACCAAACAAAGGATTTAGGAAACGAAAATTTGCTTGATTTCAAAGGCAAAATTATACTCATGGTAGACGGAACCAATCCGACGTATCGAAACACCAAATTATTCGAATTGATCAATATGAGTTCGAATTCATTATTTCTCTCGAAGTATACTTATTTTGGTGTGAAAAATGTCGGCGATCCACAAGCATTCAAAGACGCGAATAAGAAAAATATGTGTCTGGTAGTTCCGGATAAGGGCGGTCGTCCTATCAACGATGGACACAACGGCCCATTTACATGGGGATGTCAAATCGCGACGATGTGTTTTCAAAAAGAGGCACGCGATGAAAAACTGAAAGCGTATGAAGACAAGTTTGCTTCAGTGGGGTATGCGTTCATATTAAAACCGGAAGATTTGCGGTATGTCCCGATTACGATTGCGCCGCCGGCACCACCCAACCCGAAAGCATCAATGGAGGCTCGACCCGCGGAGGCGGCAGGTGGTGTCAAGATTACATTGTAATATCATTTGCGGAAGGTTGAATTATATTCTAATGATAATGTAGTATAGAATATAATGTCTGATTTATTGCTACACGGCGGTGCTCATCACGGCCACGACAAAACCGATCAAAAAATGTCCTTTGAAGAAAAAGAGCTTGAAATCCTCCGTGAAGCCGTAGATTTAGTTGAAAAACGGAAAGGCGCCGCTGTCATCCAAGATCCCAAGGTCCAAGACATCATCTCTATCGTCGAGAAATTCATCGCAGATAAAAAACTCGTATGTTATGGAGGAACAGCGATCAACAATATTCTGCCAGAGGACGCACAGTTTTATAATAAGGACATCGAGCTTCCAGATTATGACTTTTACTCGGACAAAGCTCTCGACCACGCGAAAGAGCTCGCAGATATTTACTATAAAGCCGGTTATGAAGACGTCGAAGCGAAATCCGGTGTTCATCATGGAACCTATAAAGTGTTCGTGAATTTTACGGGTATCGCGGATATTACACAGATGGAACCCGCGTTATTCAAGGCAATCTCTCGTGATGCCATTATTAAAAAGGGGATATCTTATGCTCCACCCGACTTTCTTCGTATGGCGATGTATCTCGAACTATCGCGTCCGGATGGTGATGTTTCACGTTGGGAGAAAGTTCAGAAACGTCTTACCTTATTGAATACACATTATCCGTTGAAAGGGTATAACTGCGATAAGATCGAATACCAACGAGGATTTGAAGGTGCGACTGATGCGAATACTGGTGAAATTAGTATTTCAAGAAAAAGGGGGGCGACAGCGACACGGACACGCTCACGTTCGCGTTCGCGCTCTCGAACGGTAAAACGCGGCGGCAGTGGCGGCAGCGCAAAGGCACACAAACGTGAAGCAATACGAGAGATCATGAAAAAATATAAAGGTTTAGAGGCTTACATGAAACATTTATATCATGGCGTTCGGTCACATGAAGAAACGATCGGTGATTTTAAATACACTGTCGAACATGATAAATTGACCCATCGATATCGTTTAATCGCGACATATGAAAGATTGTTTGGTGATGACGATGAGTATGTATTATATTCGATGAAGGCGAGAGATTTGGACGCGGATGCGACGCCAACGCCGACGCCGACGCCGACGAAGACGCGGTCACGCTCGCGCGAACGACAAGATAAATCGTCGCCAAATGAATACTCCGTAAATAAATCGCAGGTTTCATACAGTAGTCACCGAGAGAAGGAACTCGCAGAGACCGATATTTATAATATTGTCCGCGGTGTCTTCATTAAAAACCGCGCGGTTTTCTTCGGCGGATACGCTAATATTTTATATTCACGGTATATGCCCAAACACCAGCGACGCATCGTCCAAAAAATCCCCGATTTCGATATTCTCTCGGAAAACCCGCGCGAACTTTGTGATGAAGTTGTCCGAGAGCTTACTGCGCATAAATACACTGACGTCAAATTTACGAAACACGCTGGTGTCGGCGAAGTCATTTCCGAGCATTATGATATTCGCGTCGGTGATGAAGTGATCGCCTTTTTATACAAACCTCTCGCATGTCATAGTTATAATACGATCCGGATAAACGGTGACGACGACGGCAGACATGGCCACGGCGAGTCTATTCGTATTGCGACGATCGATACGATGTTGAGCTTTTATCTGGCGTTCATCTACGCCGACCGTGTTTATTATGACATCAATCGCATTCTTTGTATGTCGCAGTTTCTATTCGATGTTCAGCAGCATAATCGATTGAAACAGACAGGTTTATTACGCCGTTTTAGTATTAATTGTTATGGCAAACAACCCACGTTGGAGTCGATGCGATTCGAGAAAACGGCGAAATACGAGGAATTGAAAGGGAAGCGTGACTCACGTGAGTTCGAAGAATGGTTTTTGCGGTATGTTCCGTATGAGCACGCAAAGGCCGGAAGAGCGGTAGGGTCTTCAGCAAAGAAGACGCGGAAGGCACGAAAAACACAGAAGTAATGAAAGTCGCGTCACCTCAGTCCCTCTCCCAACTTCTTGAAAATCAAGGTAATTACGAAGAGTGTCCCCGCAAACATCGCACTCGTGGCGGTGAGACCCATGATTTTGAAATTACCGTCTTCACCGAATAATGACGGTAGAAAATGAAGCAGTTGTGCTCGAAATACCGGCATCTGAAATATGAAATAGAGGACACCGACGAGAATTGGCATTTGAAGATCATAATAAATCGCTTCGATCGTGTCGATTTGATTGGATTGACGCGTATTCGCGCGGACGATATTTTCCATCGATGTATGGTCTTTGATATAGTCTGTGGATCCGCCGCCACTCATGCCCATACCCGACTGCGGCACATAATTCGGTCTGGATTGTTCATCATGTGTATATACGTTAGGAGTCATCGGAATATCTCTCGTTGGTATCATCGTCATACCGTTGGCACTTGCCCGCTGGACGCCTTGGATGACTTCATTCATTACGTTGCCTGGGATTTGTTGTGACTGGTGTTGCGGTTGGTGTGCCGGTTGTCCGTCTATCATCGGCGAGTAGATGAGTGGTGCGCCACCACCACCGGCATATCCAGCGCTCGGTGTTTGACTACTTAAAGGCAAGTCGTCGATACTGGTTGTGTCACTCATCGAAATAAGATGTCTAAATAAGAAAAATAAGAATATACATAATGTAAAGAACGAAGACTTATAAACTGGACGCAGCACAATTCTGCCTAAAACATCAACATGTCGTTGGCCGATGCCGATGCCGATGCCGATGTGCCACTACTACCTATAATCTTTGTCAATTCTTGCGTCAAATAATTGATTGTCATGGTTTTACTCGAGAGTTCCAGTTCCATCTTTCCGATCATTATTTTTTGGGCGTGAACAACATCCCGGAGTTTTTGATTTTCTGTGAAGAAGTTTGCCTTGTTGGTGTTCAAGTCTTGGACCCACTTCTCGTGCGTTTTTGTTTTACAGTGTGCGGCAAATAATGGACTGGAAAGATACACTTTGTCTTTACGTGTTCCACATGGGCAACGTAATCCATTCGCGAGTGCGTTTGTATTGAATGATGGGATTTTGTCGATGTAGTTGCCGTTTTCATCGATACTGGGTGAGTAAACGTCAGGTTCGGTCGCGAGTTCCATCGTATCGTGTCCGTGTCGTGTCGTTATTGTATGTTTGCTACAATAACGAAATAATCTAGATTCAATTTTTATTTGAGACGCACCTCTTTCTTTCCAGCTTCACACTTGACCGTTTTCGTCTTATATTCATAACATTTGTCGTCCAACTTATACGTATCTTTCTCTAAATCCTTAAGTGGCGGTGCGCGAAATTGGATACATGAACGATCCTTACACACTTTACGAAAAAGCGATGCGATACCTAGACCAAGAACAATCGATATAATAATACGACCTGTTTCGGTATGAAGCAACCGTTGAAAACCCATTATAATTACTCTTTTACTCTAATATATACGGATATAAATTCGGCTCGGCTCGGCTCGGCTCGGCTCGGTTTCGCTCGGCTCCGCTACTGAACCGGTATTTTCTTCACCTGTCCCTTCGCCTTCGCGCAGCTTACCTCCTTCGCATCAAACGAGAAACAATTGTCGGCGTTGTCTTTAAATTGAAAATTGCGGATATTGTCGGGAGTCGGGTAAACATAAATAATCTTCGGGTTCGGCACCGAAATATACACGTAAAAAAGTCCGACCGCTAGGCTTACAATGAAAATAGGAAGAGAAATAAATTTAAATAAATTGAACATTCTTTCGTTGTCGTTAGTTATATTGTATTATATTATACTACGATAATTATACGCGGCGGGTGCGACGGGTGCGGGTGGCGTTGCGGAGACGAGAGCGACGCGCGTTGGTCTTGCGACCGCCGTTATACTTTGTAAATTTGTATATTGGTATATTGCATTTTACTTTTTTATCATTAACATCCATTGTAATCGCGCCGTTGTTTTGAAACTGTGCGTCATCAAATTGGTCACTACTAAGTCTATCATATGCGATATCGTTTTCTGTCGAAGTGTTAATTCTTATGTTTTTTAGAAGATTTACTAAATCAACATTATGCCCCCCCCCAAATCAACCACTATACTTTGTTTATTCAATTGAACAACATCAACCACCCAATAATCCTCTGTTTTAGTCTCAGAACTCATCTTTCCTTTATATACAACCACTACAAAATTCCTACCTCGCCACTCCCGTTCCTCCCGGTTTCGGCACCCCCGCCACCGGTCCTATCGGACCTACCGGCTTACTCACAATCCGGTTATCCGCAATCCACTTCGGCATAATCACCGGCATATAAAGCTCATTGTAACTATACCGCTTCTGCGACAGATTAAATTCTCCGTCATTATACATTTGAACGAGCGCACCATCTGCGTTTTCGGTGGTTTCTACATGAGAATAAATATACTTCGTCTCTCGCAACTTCATAAACGCAGGCTCAATATCTTGTTGATAAAGGACAAGAATATCATCGATGATGCTTCGGTTCTTCCATTCGGATTCCTTGAACTCCGTCATATATTCCTTAATCAGGGCGATCTTCTCGGTAATCACACGACTATGTGTTTCCGTATCTTTACGCCGATCATCATTATCTGTTACACTCAGATAATACGTGCGAAATTCAGAATACATCTTCATCTGTTCCTGTAACTTATGTTGAACCGCATCAAATTGGTCTAAAAGTTCATCCTCGCTAATAAACTGGAATAAGAGGTCGAGTTTCATGCGGATGATTTCGTCCTTCGTTGCGCGAACTTCTTCGAGAGATTCGTTCATCAACGTTTCTAAACTTATGTATTTGCCGCGGGCGACTTCAATATGAAACCCACATGGTTGAGAGATATTTCCGCAGATCGCCTTCAGTTTACCATCGGTCTCTGTGAAAATCGAACCACCTTCCTGCTTACACACGATACACGCTGGTTTAATGAGTGCGAGGCGGCGGGCTTTCTGTTGTGCCGAGAGCGATTTCCAGTTAATAACAGGGTCGTTGATTAGACGCTGTCGTCGTTTTTCAAGTGCGGTATTGTATTTCTCTTTCAGCGAATAATACCCGTGTATTGCGTCGTTGATCCGCGTGCGCTCTTCTTCTGGGATAAGTTGATATGGATAAATCATACCGCGAAATTCGTTAGGATCAGCCGCGCGTTGAAGATGTTTTTTAAGTGCGTCTTCTTGTTTTTTTGTGACTTCGAGAAGGACGCGAGTTGCTTTCTTCAGGTTGTCGCGCGTGTCTTGTGCGCGTTTTTGTTCCGCAATACGAGATGCGGCCATTCCGCCATACTGTGTTCGTTCTTGGATTGCCGCGTGTAGGTCTTGATATACTGATGTCGTCGTAGTCATTCTACACTTCTACATTTAGTATAGATAAATCTATTTACGCCGCTACGCGTAGCTACGTGTCCAATACTCTTCATCCGGACTCTTCCAAAGCGGTAAGTTCGTGAGCATTCCCATTCCATTCCCCGCCGGATGTATTCGCGCATCCATCGGTATCCCTTTACTTTGCGCATAATGTGTCGCATTCACCATCTTCAACTTCGAGAGAATATATTCCTGTTGCTGTCGTTGTTTTGCTTCCATCTCCTCAGGTGTTGGTTTGCCTTTATATCGGATATACAAAAACACGCCTAAACATATGAAAAATACGACACCCACAACGAAATTAAAGTGTTGCGTATGATAATATTCTTTAACTTTATGACATTGTTCGAGAGATTTACTCAAAAAATAACGAACACCCGGTTCAATAAGGGTGGGAGCTGGCGCGTTATCATTCATTACTAGTATACTATGAAATAATA